AACAGGAGCACATCATGAGCGACACATACACGCAACCCAAGGTTGACTTCATCCACAACCAGATACCCAACAAGCTGGAGAGCATCCGCTCTCTGCTGGAGGGTGAGTACGCCAGCGCGGCACAGTCTCCTGACCACGAGACCGGACCATGGAGCCCGGAGAAGCAGGCTCACGTCGAGGCCGTGGGCGCAGCGATAGCTCGTCTTGACGATGTACTGCGCGCCATTGACCGCGCCAACCATTGCGTCATGCCTCGGATGCGAGCAGCCGAGAGCGCAGAGAAGAAAGAGCAAGAGCAGCTTGCAGCCATGGAGCATGGCACCACCGGACGCAATGACGCTGCCGGTTCACCCCTGGGGCAGGCAGGACACTGCCCGCACTGTCTCAAAGACTACGGCAGCGGCCACCACTGCTGCGACTGCTGAGGAGCAACCATGTACCTGACCGCCTGCAACATCGCAGCCCTGTGCCTCCTGGCACTTCAAACCATCTCACTACTGGCCTACTGAGGACTGACTATGACAATCAACCACAACCCTGACATTGAAGGCGAGGGCCTGGGCTCTCCCGAGTTTCCCAGCGCTCCAGTCAGTTCTGCCCTGCTCTCAATCCTGTGGGCTGGCTTCGGGTTCGAGCCGCGCGACGAAGACATAGTGGCAGTGCTGACCTGCCCTGAGAATAACGGCCACCCAAACCATGACACGTCTGAGGCTACTCTCGCCTTTGTGCGTGAATCTCTCCTGACCTACGCCAAGAACTACGGACTGACCATGACCGAACAAGAACTGAACGACATCAAGAACAACCTGCTCCGCTATCTGCTTGAGGATGTAGAGGGCAGATTCGACTACCTGACTGACAGGGAGCAATCGGTGGTCGGCAACCAGGAAACCTTCGATGTTCTCCTGCAATCCATCAACAACCAAGGAGGCAAGTGATGCCACGAACATTCCGACTCTCATTCGACATCTCAGCCGAGGCTGACCCCTCTGACCTTCTCGACCGACTCATCGACTTCCAGCAGCAACTGGTGGATGAGCTTGAGGAGGGCGAGGACGTCTTCGGCGAGCCCGTCCCCAACCATGCAACCGCCGACACTTGCAGTGTCGAGTACATCACAATCAAAGGAGGTGAGTGATGCCACTCGCATACGCACCACCCGAGATGGCGTTCACTGTCAGTGTAGGCGGCAGCGATGCACCTGTGTACCACGTCTACAACAATGGCAACATCAGCGACCGCATGACGTACTGGTACACGTTCGACGAGGCCGAGGGTGAGGACAACGAGTTCGACATCCGAAGCCTGCCCACATGGAGCACCAGGGCTGGGGTGATGGGCTCCCTTAGCGAACGCGCAAGGTTTCACGAGAGCTTCCTTCAAGAAGCCCTGGACCGTGGACTGGTCCGCATCAACAACAACCAACTAATCACCGAAGGAGGTGAGTGATGAACATGCCAGAAGGATTGAAGTATTGGACTGCTGACGAGGTAGCTGAATGCCTCAGCGGCATCGGGCCTGACCTGTATCGCAAGCTGTGGGGCATCCTCAGTGCTGCCAAGAACCCGACACCACTTGGTGGAGACGGGTCCAACGGTACGGTCGAGACACCGGACGGGCGCTTGGACGAGGACAACGACGACAAGGCTCCGCACTGGTGGGGCAAGCTCACAGCCTCAGAGCAAGCGACTATCCTTTACGCGTACAACGCTGATTTTGGAGGTGAGTGATGAGCGCCAACGTATTCCCCCATGCACTTACGAATGGAGCATGGTTTATCGGAATCCCCGACATCACCGAGGAAAACTACGAGAAGGTCTACATGCGATACGAGATGGCTCGCTTTGCCACTGAAGCTGTAGTCAGCGTGCCTGATGGCAACGGCAACATTGTCGGCAGGAAGATTACACTGGAAGAAGTGAAGGCCCACATTGGGTTGCAGGCAGGCGCACACTCACTCACTGACGCTGAGTGGAACGACAGACTCGTAGAGCACTTGTCCGACCGGGCAAAGCGGTCGCTTCGTTACGCCAAAGAGAACACCGAAGGAGGTGAGTGATGAACATCTTCGTCCTTGACCGTTCACCCGGCATCGCAGCACGCATGCAGTGTGACCGTCACGTAGTCAAGATGACGCTGGAGAGCGCACAGATGCTCTCCACTGCCGTCAACGAGTTGGGTGGGCAGACCCCTTACAAGTCTGCTCACCTTAACCACCCATGCTCTGTGTGGGCCCGTGAGACCCTCGGCAACTTCATCTGGCTCTATGACCACGGCATGGCCCTCGCAAAGGAGTACACGCGCCGCTACGGCAAGGTACACAAGTCCGAGGCTGTCATCCAAGAGTGCATGGACCAGTGCCGAGACCTGTCCCTGTACAACCTCAAGCGCACGCCTCACCCGCTGTGCATGCCTGACGAGTACAAGAGTGACGATGCCGTCGAATCGTATCGGCGGTTCTACATCGGAGAGAAGGCCAGCTTCGCCCGGTGGAACAAGAAAACAGAGCCGCCGCCCTGGTGGCCAGAAGGAGGTGAGTGATGACCTTCACGCATCACTACGACGATAGCTCTGCGTGGCTGGAAGTGCCGATGGAGACAGTTCAGGAGTTGGGTGTCGAGTCGAAAATCACGCACAACTCTCGCGTCGATGGGACAACGGTGTACTTGAACTTCGACATCGAGGCGCTTGAGTTCATCTGGGCATACGAGAAGAAGCATGACCAGCCACTCAAGCGCAAGCTCAAGTACACGCCAGTGTCGTTCATCAACTACCTTGAGAGGTTCAAGCATGCCGTTTGACCTCACCCGATTCCACGATGCCGTGGATGATGTGACGATGGCATCTGTCATTCGAGAGTTGTCTGCCGGCGAGAAGGAGAGCCACTGGATGTGGTTCATCTTCCCGCAGGGCATGCGACCCAACTCAAGCCCAACGTCACAACGCTTCGCCATCCGTGACCTCGACCACGCCAGGGAGTTTCTCAAGCACGACCTGCTCGGGCCCCGCTTGGTCGAGTGTACTCGACTGGTGTTGACCCACCCCGACAAGACGGCGCTCGACATATTCGGCCACGTGGACTCCGAGAAGTTTCGTAGCTGTATGACCCTATTCGCTGAGGCATCCAAGCCTTTAGGGTCACGAGATCACCAATGCTTTCAGCAAGCCTTGGATGTTTTTTTCAACAAAAAGATTTGACGCCAATACTTAATGTTGGTACTTTAGTGTCATACCTCCCTCACCCCGCAAACTAAACAGGAACACACTATGCTTTGGAACACACGAGGTTCATCACTTCCCGCAGAGACCACCAAGGTCGGAATAGAGTTGATTCGAGAGATTGAAGATGAAGAGACTGGAGAGCTACTCGAAGAGCACATCATCGATGTGACTGGTCGCTTCTTTCCAGAAGACAACAGCGTAGGGCTTGGCTCGCACGTTGAGGTCATCTCCGCCTTCCGTACATTCCCCGGTCCACGCACCGAGGTTGAGCTTACAGACGAGGAGGTTGACTCACTCGTTGACCTCCTGGAAGAGCAAAGGCGGTCATAATGTGTCCGACATATTTTTTCCAAACGGCATACTTTACAAACACAGGAGAACTAAAATGAATGAATCTCGCTTCATTGAATACCCAAACGCCTGGTGCCCGCTGACGGACCCACACCAAGCCATGCTGGAGGCCGTCATCACCCTCGGCTTTGCCAAGGACGCCATCGAAAGGACGAATGAACACGTCTGCTCTTGGACGCGCGCAAGGATCGCAATCTCGGCACTCGAGTGGATTGTGAACCACTTGGAGTTGCACTTCAGTGAGGACTGGGAGGCGCACTGTGCTGGCAGGCAAGAGCTTGCGGCAAAGGTTCTCGCAGACCAAGCCATGGATGAGGACGCCTTCGTTCAGGCCGGCATCGCAGCGCGAGAGGCAATCAAGAACATCAAACAACAACCAACAGCAGTGATGGTTGAGGAGCACGACGAAGAACCAAAGAGCATGTCAGAACAGATCGTGCATGCTCAGAACACCAAAACAAACGAGCAGTAAAGTGAAAGCTTATACAATCAAAATCGAAGCCCTTGTTATCTCTGACTCCAGCATCGAGTCATCAACCCCTGAGCAGGTACTGGACCTGATCATCGACCACACCGATACCATGACTGCTACCATCGTACCGATGGTGTGCGGTGATGCAAGGGTCGCTGAGCCTGCCCCTCGCATGTCAATCGTCAGCGAGCCTCAGACCACCCACACTCCGTTGGATGTGCCAAACGAGCCTCCTGCTATTCAGGAGTTCTCTAAGAACGGTGAGAAGATTATCTCAACCAACCGCTCATGGGCACAGCAGAAGCCGCACGGCGTCATGGAGTTCTTCGACTCCAGCACTGGAGAAGTGTTTCAAACATCGAAGCAGTGGCGATTCCGCCAGTCCACGGGCTGCCCGGAGTTCAAGTACGGCAGTCACGACTACGTAAGCTACTGCATGCGTCGTCCGATTGGAACCTACGAGTCCAGGGACATCAAGAACCATGTGTACTTGACTCGCTCTGAGGCAACCGAGGTTCGTGACCACATCTACAGCGGACGCATGATCCGCAAGCAACTGAAGGGAGGCGAGTGACTATCATGGCAAACAAACTTCACAACATCGCATCTAAGATCCAAAAGCTCATGACCCTCGCCGAGCGTGGCGAGGGCAACGAGGCCGAGGTGGCTGCTGCTACCGCTCAGCGCCTCATGCGCGAGCACGCCATCTCGATGGCCACCCTCAAGGAGACAGAGATCCTTGAGCAAGACCCGCTCATGCAGCTTGCCTTTGAGGTGGGCCAGGCTTCGTGGAAGATTCGTCTCGCCTGGGCGATTGCAGAGCACTGCCAAGTTGCGGCGCTTCGTTCTTGTCGGTGGACCTCAAGTCACCCCATCACCAAGGAAAGCATGGGCAAGCGCAAGCGACGAGTGTTTGCGTGGGGATACGGTCACTCTTCAGACCTTGAGGTGTGGGAGTACCTGTACGAGGTGGCGCTGCGCCAGATTGAGTCCGAGGCCAGGAGGTACGCCAGCACCCTCAAGGGTGACCTGTTCAACATCGATGGTCACGTGTTGACCAAGCGCGAGGCGATGAACCGCTTCCGTGCTGGTGCTGTACAGGGCCTCAGCCACAAGCTGTACTGGCAGCGCGAGAGGGCCAAGGCTGATGCCCAGGCTGAAGCTGAGTGCGCTGCCGAGGCCAGCCCCGACGCGAATGAGGCTGAGGAGTTGCTACTTGCAGCGCAGGCGCTTGATAGCCGTTGTAAGCGTGCTGACGAGTACATGCGCTCCAAGGTCCGGAAGCTGGGCAGCGGCTACCGTGGCGGTGTGGCGGGCAGCAAGGATGGAGTCAAGGCCGGGAAGAGCATCGCCATCAACAAGGGCGTGGCTGCTGCGGCTGGCCGCAAGATGCTGGGGTGCTGACATGCAACTGTACCGAGTCGAAATGACATCCGGGCTGAGTGTGAATGGAACCGATGTAGTCTACCGCTACTTTAGTTCCTTCGCGCGGGCCCGGTCCTTCTGCAACAAAGCCATCCGCAAGTCGCTGGCTCGCTGGAAACAGTATGACCATGTGAAGCGGCTGGCCGATGTGATGTGGGGCGAGGAGATCGCCATCGTATCTGTCAAGACCCCCAAGCTGCCGACAAAGACCATGTTTCTCCTGATGCTCAATCATGGAGATGACATCCCATTATCCTTAGAAATTGTCGAGCAGTGGAACCCCCAAGACAAATGGCACAAGCCACAACCGAGAGGTGAAGAATGAGTCGCGATTGGATTCAGGACAGCAAGTACAACTTGCACGGCATGAACGTAATGCTGGCCGCTGAGAAGATGTGCAAGTCTTCTCACTGGCTGGATGCGCTCAACGCTGGCCGAGCCCAGCGAGGCCTGGACAGCAAGACCGACTGCCAGAGTGCAGCCCTCCTGTGGAAGCGAACAAAGCGCTCTAAGGGTGCCTGTGGTGACGCTGGCATCCGGTTCCGCATTCGCAACATCGAGGGCTGGCACTGCAGCGGTAGGGGTGGCCCGAGCTACGGCGTCACCCTGTCTGCTCGCAGAAGCACAAGCCGGGGTAGCCTACTGATGACGATGCTCCATGAGATTGTCCACGTCGTCCACCTTGCGGACATGCGTGCGCCCATCGTTGAGGGCGTTCGCCGCCCACACGGCATGGACTACAACCTGATGCTGTGCCACATGGCACGCGCTCTCTGGGGGTTTCCATTCAACCCGGAGCAGTCAGGCTTCTCGGTCGGGCAGGGATACCGCCCGTCTCGGATGCTGGAGGAATGGCTCCATGAACAAATCAAGTCCGGCAGCCCCCGTGTGAGTCGTTGGCTCGCTGGCCTTGAGCACAACAATGGAGGAGGTGAGTGATGGACTACAAACCGTTGGATTTCATTCAAAGAGGTCGAGACATATTCAACCACAACTACGGACATGCGTCATGCCCTTGGTGTGGTTTCAACATCATGGAGGCAGACGCTCTTGTCGATGCCGGTGAGAGAGAAACGGATCACACATGCCTGCTCCAAGTCATCGAGGACACTGACGAACAAGGAGTCTGTCGGTTGTCGATGCAGTGGGAGTGCTTGAAGTGCCATAAGAATGGAATCTTCGGGGTGATGGGACCGCGCACGGATGACGACATGGTCCGCAAACAACGAGACGCGATGTACGAAAAGTATCGCAGTGAGGGAGGTGAGTGATGGGCTCATGGATTATCAACAAGAAACAAAGCGGCCACCACACTATCAAGCGTTCGGCAGAGGCGGACTGTAACGAGAGTTACCTGCCCATGGTCGCTGACGTGTACGGCACGGACGAAGAAGCGCGGCTCATCGCAGCGGCACCCGACCTGCTGGCTGCGATGAAAGACGTGGTGGCATCGGCAGAGGCGGACTGTCCCGGTAGCTTGGCAAACGCCATTCTCGCAGGGCAGGAAGCAATCTGGAAAGTGAAAGGAGGTGAGTGATGGCTAAGAAGACATACGACGTAAAGATTCTGGCGAAGGTGACACTGGACGATGATGCCCGTCCACCCGATGTAGTTCTGTTCGATGCCAATGAGGTGTTGGACCGCATCAAGGAGAACGGCAAGGTCTATGGCGTTGAGTACACAACAGATGACACGACCCGTGAAGGAGGTGAGTGATGAACTACCGTGCTGTATGCTTTGAGTTGCTTGCAGAGCGCTCAACCCTAAAAGCCAAGAACAAGATGCTTCTGGCTGCAACCACACACGCCCTTGAGGATCTTCAGGCTCTTCAAACCGGACAGTGCACCATTGATGAGATCAGCGGAGTTTTGATTGAACTTCGATGTGCCATCACCAAAGCCAAGGGAGGTGAGTGATGACCAACTTTTACTTAGAGCTTATTGAGGTCGTTAACGAGACGTTCAAGGAAAGTTACGATCGGCGCACAGCAGAAGCCGAATCAGAGCCGTTAGACGGTGAGGATCGAATACGAAGCTACGTCTGCATAGAAGTAGGGGAAGCGATCCGCATGAAGCTCACAGACAAGTACCAGAAGCGTGCAATCAAATACGAAAAAGCGCTAATGGAAAAACTTAGGAAGGAGGTGAGTGATGGGAATCAGTAGATACGAGAAAGACCTCAACGAACGCGAAGAGGCCAACCAACGGTTCGCCTTGGGTGACGAGGGCTACCGCCTGTTTAAGGCAGCGCCTGAGCTACTGGAGGTGATGGATGAGATCCTGAAGTTCCAAGTCAAGAACGATTGGATGGACCTTCCGATTTGGGTTCGCGCCAAGAACGCAGTCGCCAAAGCCAAGGGACAAGAAGTCCAAGAACTCGACGAGGACGGCATCCCGCTGCCTGGTCCCCTGCCGTTTCCAAACGACTGGCCACCACAAGGAGGTGAGTGATGGACCAGTATGCAAGAGCGAAGCAAGTGGATTGCCCTGTGTGCGGAGCCTACAAGGGTAAGCCTTGCCAAGACATGCGTGAGGGGTGGTGGAGAGAGGAGAACCAGCGATCCTCGCTACCTGCCCTCAAGCGGCCACACAAACAACGGGTTGCCAAAGCCGATGGAGGGATGAGTAAAAAGAGGGTGATTGAGGGCCAGTTGATTCAATGGCACTTGCCTACGACCAAATACGATATTTGCCCGACATGCAACCAAAAGACGATTGTTGGGGGCCAAGGAAAAGACCGCTACTGTACCAACACAGAATGTAAAACAGCGTTCTTTGACATTGTAGAGAGGAGGTGAGTGATGTCAGACAAGGTAGTCAAAATCAATCTCAAGCGGGCGCTCATCAATCGACTGACAGCGGCTCCTAAGGTTGATTCCTCTCCATTGGCCACGCACCTACTCGCGAAGCCACCGCAGAGCCGTGACCTGCCAGATGGTGAGGGCAGCCCCGCAAAGCGACTGAAGCAGTACCAGAATCAGAAGAATGGTAGCAGATCGCTGGATATGGCTTCACACATACCCAATCGCAAGCGTAGACACCGACACGCAGAGTCAACAGACATCGAACGTGCGGTTCACATGTCTTACGACGGCAACGGTAACCCATTTGGGACTGACTTCGAGGATACGATTGGCGGCCTCCGAGACGTTACCAACGCAATGTCCTACACCTGGGAGGAGTCCGACCGCATGTTTCACTCCCTGTGGAATGGAGGTGAGTGATGCGAGGACCAAGTATCATGCTTGAAACCATTCATGTCGAAGCGTTCAAGCACACCACCTTCAAAAGTCTCATCAAGGAGCATTACGCTCATCTAAAGAAGACTTCAGACAACACTGAGAGCGGTAGGCTGTGGGATGAAAGGAACTACCTGCTCGCCCTTTTCTCTACCATGACGAGCACAACTGCAAAGGAACTGACCATCAGCGACAGCACGCTGAGCGTTGATGGGATGTTGAAGCTGGGTCGCCTTCTCATCAAGATTATCGAGGAAGAGAAGATCCCAGAAGCAGCGGAACTCACGGACTTGGCTGAGACAAGGGGCGAGAGGTTGATGGCGCAATGGCTCACTGAGCAGTGGCCGTATCTATTGAAACACCTCAAGTCCGCTACGAAGAGAATAAAGAAAATCAGGTGGGAGTTGATGAAGGCTCCGCCTACGTGGGAGGAGTGATGGACCTGAGTGACGCACGCTTCCACCGCAAGGTCATCCCCTGGGCGAAGCTGGAGGCCGAGGGGGTAGAGGCACGCAAGGTGATGAAGGAAGCACAGAAGCAGAGAATGTGGGTTCTGGCCCGCAAAGCCGAGCACCGATGGGTGAATCAGAAACTCAAAGAGGCTCGGTCTTAACCGACAAAACACACTTGACAGACTTGGGATGACCCTATAGGCTGTCTAAACCATACAGGAGAATGTAATGGGCAACAACGTAACCAATCTACCAAAACCACGAAAGACGAATCAAAAGCGAGAGTGGACCTGGGAATCATTTATTGATGCCTGGCAGACCTCTGAGTCTTACGATGAAGTGCTTGAGAAGATGGGGTTTGAGAATACTCCACAAGAGCGCAGCTTCATCGGAGTCAAGGCTTCTTACGCACGCAAGAAGGGTGTGCCGCTCAAGAAGCTGCAGCGAAAGTCGCGGAACTCAAAGATTGACTGGAACGGCCTTGCAGACTTGGCCAAGTCCAAGACCAGTGAATGAGCCGGTCGAGGACTACGTTTTTTTAGTAACCATGGCAAGGCTATATTGGGTTTCATTATCAATGCGCCTAATCAAACTTTGTGACAAACTTGCCAAGCACGGTCTTGGCGAAAGGATTGAAAATCACAATGGCAAACATTGAAGAAGCTGAGGGATCTTACAAGGTCTACTTAGCAATCAAAAGTGACAGCAAACTCAACGACAAGTTCAGTTGCACGCGAGATGGGGTGCAGTACTACAAGGGTAAGAAGATGACCGAGCCTGACTTCTCAGAAGTCTCGGTATACCTGGCCCAGAAGTACCGCATCGTATCGTCCAAAGAAGAACTGAAGTCCGGCATCATGGCAGCGTCTAAGAAGATTGAGCCTCAGCTTATCTACGGGACCAACTTGCCAGAGGACTTCAGAGATAAAATCAGAGAGTTCCTGTCGATGAACCCGCCGTCATTCAGGCGGTACGACATTACAACAGATGCAGTCGCTGAATACGTTGACCCTGACGGTTGGCAAGAGCAGCAGCGGCTGACTGAGATGAAGGTAGCAAAAGCCCTAAAAGAGCAAGGGCTTCAAAAAGTACGAGTCACGTACAAAGGAGAGAGAAAGATGCGCTGGTTCCCGATTAGCGGGGCCTGAACAACAAACACATGGAGAGTGCTGTGGAACTCACATCACAAGAAATCATCGCCCTTACAAAGGCGATGTCAGGTAAAGCCGTCACGATTGCAAAACGTGACATTGACAACAACTCTGAGATTGACGTGAACCTCATCGTCAAGATTGCTGGCAAGCTCAAGCGTGGAGCAAAGTCAAAGCCAGTCAAGGCAACCTCCTCGATTCCGTGGAAGGTGGCCCTGGCCCTCTTTGCGAAGCGCTCTGGGTTCACCAGGGAGCAAACAGCCAAGGTGCTGCTCGATGCAGTCACCCTGGCGCTCGACACCGATAAGGACAAGGAGAAGCAACTCCTTGAAGAGATGGGTGTCGGAGATGCTCTGGCGATGCTTGACCGGGAGGTCTTTGACAAGCTGCCAAAGAAGTCTCGTGATGGCAACATCACCTTCGACGTGGCCGTCATCGAAGCCATACGTCAACCCATTTTGGTGACTGACCAAGATACTCCTGACCTTGGGGAAGGGGAAGAAGTGGCGAAGTGAGTCACCGGGGCCGCCGTTAAGCGGGGCGGCGGCCCCACCTTTTAGACCACGCATTCAGTCTGTTTTATTACTCGGCAAACTGGATGTCCTTGTTACCCGAGCAGGAAGGCATGTCGGGGGTCGAATAGATGCCTTACTTTTTATTATGCAAGCAGAAGACAACAACGACGACTACGAGCGTATTGATACGTTCTACCTTGTGCAGCAGATGACTGAGTGCATGGGTGGCAATCAAAGAGGCAATCACACCAGGATCTCGGAGATCTACGGCACAAGCCGTTCTCGACTCAGAAGCATCCTCAAGCGAGAAGCCAAGGCCCCCACGCTGGACACCGTCATGTGCTGGATCAACAGGGTCTATCGCCGCACAGGCATGAAGGTAGTGTTGACGATTACCCCGGATCTACGGTTGCACTTTAGCATCGTAGACCAGAAGCTCGGCCGTATCGATGGTATGACCGTCTCATCTAAAAACGATTTGTAGGAGGTCGTAAGACAGACTACAGAGCAAAGCCCTTTGGGGATTGATCCCCCCAAAAGTTGGGCTCCTGACTGAGCCCACCGGGTTTCCGGTGGTGCTCTCTCAGGACCCCGTCAGGAGTTCAAATGTGGATACAAAATTGCAAGAACGCACGCATCACGACGATAGCGTCCGATCTTCAGTACAGCCGAGGCAACGGTAGTTCGATCTACCCCTGCCCATCATGTGGCCTGCTTGAGCGAGGGTCCAAAGACAAGAAGCGAGGACCAGTAGGCTTCACTCGCAGCGAGATCGCGTGGAAGTGCCATGCCTGTGGAGCCAAGGGTGACGTTGTAGACTTCGTCGCTCAGCACTTCTTTCAGCAGCCTGTGCGTAATCTCAGCAAAGAGCAGACGGCGTCTGTGCGGGACTGGTTCGCTGAGAAGGGCTACTGCACTCCATCAGGCGTACCGTCTCACATTCAGCCCGACGTGAAGAAGATGCCGACTATGAGGCCAGCGCCCACAGCGGGATACCTCAGGCCACCAGAGGATGAGCTTCATGACTTGTGGGCCAACACGCTCACCGTAGAGGCTGCCATGGAGCAGCCTGTCCGATACGCCGATCAACTGACTCGGTGGTTTATCAACAGGCGATTCGCCCCCAAGATCATGGACATGACGGACAGTATCCGCATCATGCCTCTCCCGAACGACTACAAGTACCCTGGATGGTTCCCGCACCAGTGGGGCGGCATCTACCGTGTCGCAGCCCCATGCTTCGAGCCAGACGGGACGTTCGCCAGCATCCACTGTCGCAGCGTCAGCTTTGCCAAGGGGCGACAGCCATCGGGATCTAAGACTCGCTGGCCAACTGGATACGAGGCCGGTGGATTGCTGATGGCGAACCCTGCCGCACGCAAGCTCATGCGAAGCAAGTCAGTCGATGATCTCGAAGGCTTGTTGATCTGTGAGGGCATTACCGACTACATGAGAGCCTGCGAGCAAGCACATCGTGAGAGTATGAACCTTGCAATCGTGGCTGGAACGTCCGGCAGCTACAAAGCGCTTGCTAAGATGGACATCCCCACTGACCTAAAGGTTTTTATTGCTACAGATTCAGATGACTCCGGCGATGACTATGCGGTAGAAATCTGCGATCACCTTCCCCAACACACACTGTACCGCGTACCCCTGGAGTCCAACGATGGCTGACCTTGATGAAGTGCTCGCCGCTGGAGAGCGACGACTTGCTGACTTGCTGAGCGCTGCTGAATCTGATCACTGCATCAATGAGCCGAATCAACCCCAACAAGAGGTGGAGCTTCCTGAGAACGTCGGAGACATCAATGTCACCAACATGCTCGACCAATACATGGACCGGGAAGGCAACCCCAGCGGACGGCCCCGTAAGAACAAGAACAACCTGTACATCATCCTTCGACGGGACCGCAGATGGCGTGGCCGAGTCTGGTTGAACGAGTTCACCAATGTCCTGAAGATCGACGACCGTGACTACAGGGACACTGATGACACGCGCATCGCTCTGTGGGTCTCTCGTGCCTACGGGCTGGAGTACGGGAATGAGGCCATCAGTTCTACGGTGCAACTGATCGGCGAGGAGAACAAGCGCAACCCTCTTACTGAGTGGTTGGATGGCATCGAGTGGGATGGCGTACCTCGACTCGCGTCTTGGATCGTGGAGGCGACCGACTGCCTGGACACCAAGCTGAACAAGAAGATGGCGGAGAAGTGGCTGATTCAGGCGATTGCGAGAGCCTACAGCCCAGGCTGCAAGGCTGACTGTGTGCTCATCCTCGCGGGCGAGCAGGGCGCTGGTAAGAGCACTCTGTTCCGCACGCTGGCCACTGACGAGTACTTCGCGGACACGCCGCTCGACATCGGCTCTGCAAACTCGTACAGCCAGATTGCTCGCGCCTGGATCTATGAGGTCGCGGAGTTGGACTCAGTACGACGTTCCGCTAACAGTGCGACCAAGGCTTTTCTCAGTGCTCAGGAAGACAACTTCCGGCCAGCTTACGGTCGTCACGCAATCACCCTAAAGCGTCACGTTGTCTTTGCCGGTACGACTAATGAGTCTCAGTTCATCAATGACATGACGGGGTCGCGCCGGTACTGGCCCATCAAGGTGAGTGAGATCAACCTACACTGGGTCAGAGAGAACCGAGACCAACTGTGGGCCGAGGCCATCGTCGCATTCAAGAACGGTGAGACATGGTATCTGGACAAGGAAGCTGATGAAGATCGTCACAACTCCAGCTTGATCTACCGTCAAGATGACCCCTGGGCCGAGCCGATATCGGACTACCTTATGATTCAACGAGGCCCGGTAACGATGAACCTCATCATGGAGGAGGGTTTGCAGATCGACCGTGGACGTATGAGCCGTAGAGACGAGTTGCGTATTGCTGAGATACTGAGAGAGTTGGGATACGAAAAGAAGAGAATGAGAATAGGTGGTAAAAAGAAATACGTATGGGCAAAAAATGAAGTACTTAAATTAAGTAATAAGGAAGCATAATGAGTAAAGTAGCAATGGGTGGCGGGGTATTCCTCGCGCCTGGATATCAAAATGAAGAGTCAGTGCTGAGCAGATTTCAGATTCGCAATCCCGAGTACGACATGGCGATGGGTATGAGGAAAAACGGCAAGTACGTGCCCATTCCTGACAAGCATATCAACGCATGCCACCGCATCCCCCTGGACCACCCCTGGGGCGGCGGCTTGGCTGTGCCCCGTAAGGCAGCGACACAGATGGATCTCGGCAACATTATCGACAAGAGAACCGCACCAGACGCCAGTCTGTTGACCCTTGCCAAGGGGTTCTCGCTCCGAGACTACCAGCAGAGCGCCCTCGATGCCTGGCTTAAGAATCAAGGCGAGGGTGTAATCGTCGCCCCATGCGGTGCCGGTAAGACAGCCATTGGCGTTTCAGCGATGACCAAGTTCAACACCAAGGCGCTAGTCTTGGTTCATACCAACGACTTGGCGGTGCAGTGGATGAATCGCATTCGGTCAATGCTCAACGAGGAGGCAACTCAGTATGGCGCGGGTAAGAAGGATGACTCTGGACGGATTGTCGTCGCGACTTTCCAGACTCTTGAACGAATGTCATTCACAGAGCGCTACCAGTTCGGGCGTCAGTTCGGACTGTGTATCGTTGATGAAGCACACCACGTTCCAGCGCACACGTTTTGCTCTGTCATGTTCTGCATGCCAGCAAGACACAGGCTCGGATTGACGGCCACACCCGAGCGTCCTGATGGGCTGACATCCATTCTATGGTGGCACTTCGGTCAGCCGGTCTACGAGATCACCAACGCGCAGTTGACTGCGTCTGGGCACGTTGTCGCGCCAACAATTGAGTGGCTATTCACTGACTACAGCGGCCCACCCAATCGAGTCGATTGGTCGAAGCTGATTACTAAGATGACTACAGACGATCAACGCAACGCAAAGATTATCAATCGCATCGTAAAGGCATGCGACAATGGCCGACAGATTCTCGTGCTCTCCGACCGTGTAGATCACTGCATGAAGATCGCAAAAGTGCTTCAATCACAGTCGATTGTCGCAGAGCCACTTGTTGGGAAGATGACTAAAAAACAAAGAGCAGAGGTTTTAGAACGTGCAGATAACAGAGAGATTCAAGTCGTATGTGCCACAACGGTCGCGGATGAAGGCCTTGATCTTCCATCACTCGACACTGTTGTACTCACAACTCCGACGAAAGCTATGGGCCGAATACAGCAAAGGATTGGCCGTGTCATGCGACCCCACCCACAGAAGCAAGATCCGATTGTTATTGATTGCATTGACGATAGCGGAGCAATGCATGGACTCGCTCGGAAACGCCAAAGACTCTACACCAAGCTTGGGTGCTCCTAAAATGATTGACGTATTGAAAAAACTTCCGGAAGGTTGGTACATGATTGAGACTAGCGAAGGCTACGTCATCAGAGACGAGGACGATGAGTTCGTTTGCGAGGCTGATAGCACTGAAAGGCTAAACGAGATCTTAAACAACGAGTTTGAACTTGCGCAGCTTTACGCCAGCATGATGTATATCCTCAAGTCATCTAAAGCTGCTGAGGCTTAGCGTCTTGCACTCGTAAGGCCAGCCCACTCACGCACGGTCACTTTCTTCTTGGTGAAGTCTTCGATGGCGATAGCCAAGCGCAAAGACGGAATCGATCGGCCCGACTCCAGGTCACGCAAGTAGGGCACCGATACGCTCAGGCCTTGTGGTCTGAGTGTCTCGTTGATCCACTTGCAGAAGCCAAATCGGCTGTAAAAAGCGGGCTGGCTCTCACGGAATGATCGTATGTCCATAAAAAAATCCAGTCAGAAATTGTCCGGGTGAGGTGATGTTATTACCATCACGCCGTGATACAGTAAAGTCAAACACAGGAACCAGCCAGTATGAATGAGAATCTACCCACTATCGGCAGCAGCAGCATCGGTGCAATCCTGGGACTGTCGCCATGGAGCAGTCCATGGGATGTATGGGCACGAGCACACGGCCTGACTGAAAGCTCCTCGTCGGCAGCGACACAGCGGGGCCACATTCTTGAGCCGGCCATCGGTGCTCACTATGCCCACCTGAACAACGTCCAGATCGAGAAGGGACCAGAGTACGAGGCCGCTCCAATCATCGGGCCAGAGGAGTGGATGCATGCGCGCCCAGACTTTTTTGTGAAGTCGGAAGACGCTCGCTGGCTGCTTGAGATCAAGTCGACGCGCAAATTCGACTACAGGTGGGAGGGCGTGCCACCATACTACCTGACCCAGTGTATCTGGCAGATGGCCGTGACGGATGATGAGCGATGCGACCTTGCGGCCTTCGCAACGATGAACGATGAATACCGATCCTTTAAGATTTACCGTGATGCATCAGTCGAATCTAAGATGATCGACTATGTCAGGGACTGGTATGACCGGCATATTCGAGAGGGTAAGCCCCCAGAGGTGGACGGCTCCACCGCATGCTCCAGATCCCTCGCCAAGCTATTTGAGCAGGAGTCGAAGGAGTTCATCGAGCCGTCCGAGGCTCACCTCGACTTGGCCATGGAACTCAAGGAGGTCCGCCGCATGAGCGCCGAGTTAGACGAAAAGAAGCGGATGCTTGAGAATAAAATAAAAGAAGAAATCGGCACCGCATATGGTATCAGTGGTGTAGCTACGTGGTCCCAGAGCAAGCCACGTAGTCGATTCGATCGCGCTTCATTTGAGGCCGATCACCCAGACCTCGCCAAGAACTACGTTAAGGTTGGCGAGCCAACGCGAACATTCAGGTTTTCATTCACAGGAGAGAAAAAATGAGCACAGCAATCCATCCAGCACATCACTTCAGGAATGTCGTAGAGTCCAAGGCCTCTGACTTCCTCCAGGCAATGGCAGGTACGGAAGAAGGGGCAAAGGCAGCAGGCCGTGTAGCCCTGGCATTCCGTCAGGCTGCACAGACCAATGACCGTCTATATGGGTGTGACCCCGCATCAGTAGCCCAGGCCGTCGCCCTCTCAGCGATGACAGGCTTGATGCCCGGTGGGCCACTTCCAGATGTCTACCTGCTCCCACGAGGCAAAAGCCTACAGTGGCAGGTATCTCACCGAGGCTTCTCTAAGCTCGCCGCTCGGAGCGGTGTACGCCTCCGCACAAAGGCGGTGTTTGAGAGCGACACTTTCCATGTCATTGAGGGGACGGAGCCGAAGCTGGAGCACGTTCCTGACCTCTCGGCAGAGCAGTCCTGGGACACCCTGGTGGCAGTCTATGTGGTCGCCCACTACAAGGACGGCAGCAAGGACTTCGTCGTAATCCGCAAGGCCGACATCGAGAAGCGTCGGGCAAACTCGGACTCTTACAAGCGCAACAAGAACCAGTCTCCGTGGGGTCAGTGGCCCATCGAGATGGCGCTTAAGACTGGGCTCCGGTATGCGTTTGCTCGCGGCATCGTAAGCATGGATGACACAACCACCAGCGCTTATGAGCATGATGGCATCCAAGATGCGTCTACCGAAGAACTCAATGTGGTAGACATGAATGAGGCCCCAGAGGTTAACACCATGAACGTATTGTCTGATCAGCTTGATGAGCTTGTTCAACAGACGGACGCAGAAGAATCATTGCTTGAGGATTAATCAACAGCATGGCCCGTGATTACAAACGCGAGTACGAGCAGTACCACAGCAAGCCAGAACAAAAGAAGAGGCGCGCTGGGCGCAATCGTGCTCGCCGTATCATGACCATGTTGAAACGAGTTAAGAAAGGCGACGGTAAAGATGTCCATCATAAAGATGGTAATCCAAAGAATAATTCTAAGAAAAACCTTAGAGTTGAAAGTAAAAAAACAAATCGTTCAAGAAAGTAAAGGAGAACGTAATGAGTTTGTTTGAAGAAGCTAAGCAGGCAAAAAACCCATTCGGTGAGCGCGCCAGGCCGAAGCAAAAGTCTGACGATATTCCCATGATTAATCAAACATCTTTGCTGCTTCGTGTGGTCAACGATGTGTTCAGTGAGCAACAACTGAGCCCAGCACAGAGCGCCAACTGTGAAGGCTACCGGACTCGTCTGGCGGATTCCTCATGGCCTCTTCACAATCTGCAGGGCAACGTGACTGAGCCTACATGGGCAAACATGCTGAACGCGACAATCGCCGGCATGGACAAAACAATTCGAAACAGCCAGCCCAATGGTAGCTGGAAGATTATCGAGTATGAGAGCAAGATTGATCATGACTCGGATAAGGTCGAGCGCCTGTTTATCGTGGTGAAGTTCGTCGATGTAGACAACAATCAAGACCTTGAGTACCGGAACGGAGCACCAGTTTCGACGACTGTAAATGTTCAAACAAGCCCGATTCCTCAAGAGGTCGTCGACGCGCTGACCAACCGCCAGACTGACGACTCTCACCTTGCAGGCATGATCGAAAAGCTCGTAGAGGCAATCGCATCAAAGACGACAACGTCTGCTACGGTCACGGCTGAGCCATCGGCAGCATCTGGTGAACCAGAGCCAGAGCCTGTGGTCTTCAACGACTGATACGATGCCGTTGTATCAGTTCGTATGTGAAGACTGCGGCGCAAAAAAAGAAGTACTGCAAGCATTCGGGGATCCAAGCCCAGTCTGCTTGCAGTGCTCTTCTGAGATGACCCGGAAGATCGCTGCCACCAACTTCAGCCTGAAGGGCGATGGGTGGGCCAGGGACAACTACGGATTGAAGAAGAAGTAATGGGGTGAGGCGCCGCTGGCAGGTGCATCGGGTTGTTACCCCGAAGGTTGTTGGTTCGAGTCCGACCGCCCCAGCCTTTGACCTGGAGAAACTATGCCTGATCATTCATTAGACGACATTGTTCATTCCATTCAGTCTGCCGTGATCGCGGCCACAGATATTGCCGAGCGCCACGAGCTTGATTCAATTACGAACCAGGAGTTCTGGGAGCTAAAGACGGATGATTCCGGGGAGCCACTTAATGATGAACATGGAAGGCCCATTTATGTACCTCGCATGGTCGTCATGGAAATCCCAACATGGGAAGATGGAGTACTGGTACACAAGAGAGTTCCGGTCCCCCTCCAGTCGCTCACGACGGGTCAAAGCCTGCGTGTGGATACGCTTGAAGTGGAGATGTCTGTTGAGATCTCTGGGCTTACGGCGGACAAGAAGAAAGGCAAGTTGATGGTCCGGCCTTGTGCCAACACTCCGTCATGGTTCAAAAAGCAGAACAATGCTGCTAAGGTAAAGCTAATTTTCAAGGGCAGTGAACCCCCTGAAGGTTATGCAAGAATCGATGACCAGCTAATAAAGCTGATTCCATAGGAGTAAATGATGCCAGATCAACTTGTAAAGATGTCAGACCAGTTCGGTGGTCTTCCCATGGACCAGCTTATCGGTGGCCCACTCAAGGCCGCCTGTAGCGCTCAGACGCTCCTCGCCAAGGCTTCCAGCGACTTCATCAAGGATGTTGGGCTGAACGATGCCGGTGGTGGCAACATGAGTGCCCGCACGGTCGACTTCAGCTTTAACCGCCCAACCACGGCTCCCGATGGCTCTACATCGCTGGAGAAGGTTGATCTACAGGTTCCACTTCTGGCGATCATCAACACGCCCTCGCTCTCTGTGAAGGAGGCCGAGGTCCGCTTCACTATGGAAGTGAAGTCATCGACATCCAGCAAGACGACATCCGACACAAAGGCTGAGCTTACAGCGCACGCTAAGTACAACGCTGGCCTGTTTAGCTGTGACGTGACCGTTCACGGCTCCGTAGCCAACCACAGCGAGAACAGCCGCAAGAGCGACAACAGCGCCAAGTACGATGTCAAGGTGGTCGCGCGTGATGACGGCCCTCCAGAGGGCCTGATGAAGGTTCTGGATATGCTCAACGACGCCATCGCGCCTACCCCTGCGGGCGCGGCGCCGGCTAAAAAGAGCTAAGCGACCCCCCTGCACCCCCACCCACATCGTCTGTTCCCATCTCGGGGCGTGAGCATGGGCGATTCCTACCGGGTGGGGGTGCAGGGTTTATTTTTTGGTAACCTCAGATAGGCTGGAGTTGCCAATTAATCCCGTGGATTAAACCTGGCCCCGCCTGAGAGTCACGACTTGGGCGGGGTTTTTATTTGAGCAGCTTATTGATATGAAGACCAGCAAAAGGGTACATAAAACCAAAGAACGCAAAAAACCATGCTTCCTGTTTTTCTGGAAGAAGGCGCCGGAGCCTACGAGAACGCTTTGCGGCAGACCGCTTGAGGTCGTATTTTATAGCCCAGATCGGATGGCTATTACTTGTAAATCTTGCCGAAAGATCATGAACACAGTAGATTGATCTCTCACCAACATGGTGAGTGGGTAATGAAGAGAAGGCTGGCAGGGGGCGTAGGGCTCTCTGCCAGTTTTTTTTGTTAGAGTACCCTATGGCTCGATGCGGACGATGTGGCTTCTACAAGCCTTACAATGGTGCTAGCAAACAGGCAGGCGTCTGTTTAATGTACAAGGGCCTTGAGATACCTGAGGATGCTCTGTGGGAGCATCGGAAGTGTTCTGAGTACACTCAGAAGATTCCTGACTGGACGCCTGAGCAGCATTTCGAGTTTGAAGTACAGAGACATGGTGTTGAGCGCAGTTGGCGTGCCAATAGACGAGCGATGATCTTTTCTGCTGCGGCATTAGTCTTATCTGTCCTTACGCTGATAAGTAAGCTGATTTAGCTCTTCTCAACGATCTCGAACAACTCATCAACGCGCTTCTTCATGCGCTTGACCTTACGTTCAACATCGTCACCGTCGAAATCAGCAGAAATAGTAGCCGTCTTTTTCTCAATACCTGCAAGCTTCGCCTTCAGGGCATCAATCTCTACCTGCATAGCAGCACACTTGGCCGCACAAGGAGGAGGCTGCTGGCCCTCAAGACCTTGATTCTGGGACTCGATCTCCAGCTTCTTCATCTCCCGTTCATGCTTCTGCTCAGCCCAGTCTCGGTAAAGCTTGAACGCCTTTGATCCACCGGCTACGGCCATACCCGCCAAGGCAACGGCCACCATGGGCGCGTGTTCACCGCCCAGCGACTTAGCCGCATCAGCAGCCGCCGTGATGTCTGAAGCAACACCGAGCGTTTCTGAAAGCTCTGGGGGCTCAGGGCCTAAGTCGAGGTTGGCGATGTTGACAGGCTCGGAGGTTGCAGTTGTGGTTGGTGCTGGCGTTTCTGCTGGTGATGACATGGCTGTGGTTTCCTTACTTGTCGCGATCTAAAATGCGGTCGAGTCGAGACACGATGTCGTTGTGTACCTTGGTGCGAGCAATCAAGAAGTCTTTGGACTGACTGTCGGCATTGTTTCGATACTCTTGAATGACTCGGTCATATCGCTCACGAATCTTTTCAATGCGCTCGTCATAGTCTTTACGGATCTCTTCAATCTGCTCCTGAAAGCCCTCTACGAGCTTGTCCAAGCGCTTTTGCATCGTGACAAACTGAAAGATAAGGAACGCTGCAAAGATGCCGAGATGGCCATCAGCCAACAAGGAATCAACGAGGGCTTCCATCAGACTACCTGTTTGGCTTCTTCGGGCACGAGCGTGTAGCTGAAGGAGTTACCCCACTTATCTCTAGCCTTGTAGCAGATGTCCATGAACTCAGCGAAGTCATCTGCGTTCGCGAACACTTGGCAGCCAGCAGACCATTTATCTACTTGCGTCGAGTGCGCACCGGCTTTGTGAATGTTGATGCCATAGTAGCCTTCAGTAATAGACTCCACATCACAATCAATGATGTCGTCTTTATTGCTGTCACGATAAGTCTTGACCTTACCGTTCCTCTGACAAAGCGCATCATACCGTCCTTGGTGCTTGTCGATCTTCCAGACGCCTCGATACTGACCAGGGACGAGAATAGCGGTGCCGTTGACATTCGTAGGGTTCTCAAGCCAGTAGTTACCCGGCTCCGTCGTGCAGGCCCATGACTTGTGTACCCACTCTCCGTCCTCGTCCTTGTAGACGCAGTGGATAACATCATCAAAGCTGTTTGCCTTGTGGTCTGTGGACCGTACGCCGATGATGTTGACGTTGTAGGCCCCAGACTCGAAGACCTTGTAGCCGAGCGACTCAGCGTAATCGAGAATCTCAGGACGCATATCAGTTACCGCTGCTGCAATTTGCATTTGTGGCTTGGCAGATCTGGGCGATATTGACGGCCTGCCTTTGTTGGTTCTCCAGCATCTTCTGAACAATGTCTTCCATCTTGTCCAGGCGATTTTCAATACCTTGAATCTTGACATCGACTACGTCCTGTTTGCTGAGGCTAGACTCAAGCACAGTGACCCGTTTATCAAGATCATCCACATCCTGGGCAGCGGATTCAAATGAAGCAAACGAAATGCCAGCGGCAAATACAATTGTAATGCCCGGTACGGCTATGTCCTTCACTTCCATGCCCACTCCCAAATTATTGAAGGTCAGGACAACTATAAGACCCAAGAAGCTTATCGGTCAACTTAGATGGCTCACATCGTTGCTTATCTGTTTCACCTGTACGGATACATAAAGCCCACATACACTGCAAAGACATAGGATCTCCGCCAACTTCTTTGATGCATGGGGGCGGCAAGTCGGTAAGCTTATTGGCAATCGCTGTCTCTCGCTTAGCCTCTTCCACAGAAACTTCTTGAACCTTATCTACGAGCGCTTGGTTTCCATCATTCAGCGCCTCAATGGCCTCTGTTTGCGCCTCTAAGGCTTTTACGCCCGCATCAGGCTTCAGTCCCCAGCCAGCGCCGAAACCCACACTAAGGGCGGCAAGAACAGTGATTGTCGTCAAAGTAACTGGTTCCATGTTCAACATTCCAATCTCGTTTAAAGGTCGACCACCACACAGCGCAAATCAAACAAAATCACACCGCTCAACAAGCGGTGATCGACATGATGATAGTAACTACTTTTTGGCAGCAGACTTCTTTGCGGCAGACTTCTTTGCGGCAGGCTTCTTGGCGGCAGGCTTCTTGGCGGCAGGCTTAGATTTTTTAGCCTTTGCCTCTGCTTCAAGTTTAGAAATTTTAGCTTCAAGCTCACGAATCACAACAAGAAGAGCGCGAATGCCTCCAGACTTATCGCCAAACTTAGAGTTGAGTTGAGTCTGAGCCCATGCAATTTTACTTTGGTACATTGTTTCACCTATGAAGAAAATATAGTAACTTTAACATTAGAGGTTGGCGAAACATTACCGCTAACAGCAGCAGATGTAACAGCCCAAAAAGTTAAAGCAGTGGAGTACGCCCACCCGCCATTAATTACATATGAAGTAGTTGTGCCGATTGGAGCATATAAGATCATGTCTGCGCTAGTGGTGCCAACAGTGGCGCTAGATGCATCAACGAATTTCACGTAACATGCGGGCTCAGATGTGGTCGGAGACCCGGCGGTAGCATCAATCTGAACCAGATATACGGAGCCGGTGGTTCCGGTAACGTTATTTTGAGAGGTCGCGCCCAAGCTCTCATCAACGATGAGCTTAGGTGCGAGGTCATTGGTAACGCCAGTTATTACAGCAGCCATGTCAGCCCGTCACAATGGTAACGCGAACATACTCGTTACCAGTTACGCTTGGCGTAGTGTCATTGTTTATTGCCGCCGACTCAGTAGCCCAGCAAGACAATGCGTCGTACGCTACGCCACCGGGAATTTCAAAAAAGTAAGTACTGGATGCAGCGCACTCGAAGATCCAGTCTGGTGCTGTTGTTCCAGACGTTGCCGTGTAGGCATTCGCCATCTTCAGGTACACCGCAGCATCATGGGTACTCTCAATTTTAACTGAATACAGTACGCCTGGACCGTTTGTAAGATTAGACGTAACATCATTCGTAATCTGAGAGTTGTACGCAATCTTATATTCAGATGCATCATCAAATTTTGTAGTTACGAATGCCATTTACTACTTCTTAGAGATTGCGCTCATTGCCTTTTCGGCGCTGTCACCAGCAATATAAGCAAGACCAAGATAAAGCCACTGCTCAGAACCGAGAAGACCGCATACCAGCAGTGTAGTTCCAAGCACCAGAACAGCAAGCCGACGCCAAGAGACACGTTTCTGAGAGCAAAAAAGAGAGTTGATAAGGTCCTTCATGATTTCTCCTTGAAATGATTAGCCGCTTGCGCCGCTTTTGGGGATGTAAGTGGGAGCCAGCCCGTCTCTTGCCAGATTAATCCTGTACCAAACTTTCCAAGTCGCGTCGGCATCATCGATACCACCCACAGTTGACCCCCAACTTGGCGACAAAAACAAATATACGCTATCTGTGAGCGTATACTCAAAGGTCTGTGATGAGGGCCTGCTCGTCTCTACAACATGATTATTACTATTCAACATTAGTGTTGTTAGATGCCGGGTGCTTGGGTTGTCATCAACATCATCATCATCTACTGGAGGACCAATAGTTGCGTAGATGCTTACACAGTCTGAATCTTGAGCATTGGTTGTTCCGGTATCTCCACCAACCACGCTCTGAAGTCCTGGGTCACTAATGTATTTAAGCAGAGCTCCTTGACCAACCCAATTGCAGGCCGATGTTGAGTCAGTCACATCTGAATCAACAATGCCAAAATATATTCCAGACCGATCGCTGCCTGACGTGCTCGTGTTGGCATGCAACGTCACGAGCTTAATCAAGATCTCAACGGTAAAAAAATCTCCGAATGTAAGATCCTGACCGTCTGGGCCGACAAGCTTTTTATGCCAACGACCAGTCTGTTGATTTGTCGCATTCCATCTTTGCGAGTTTTGTGCGTTATCAGAAACGATTCGCATTCCATCCGTACTGGTTGTTACGCTAACAACCGTACTGTTGGGGTCATATAGAGTCCAACCGTCGTTTACGTCTACACTAATCCAACGGCTCAGGCCATCATTGTGCCTTTCTCCAGAGTTGCCCAAACTCTGATCTACAGTGATTGGGCCGGGAACTCGTGTACGCTTACCCATAATTACGCCGCATCGATAAGGTTGATATATCCAGTCGCGTTGACCTTGTTGGCTGTGGTCGAAGCCGCTGTAATCACAACTGCTGTCGATGAGTTTCCTTGAATAGTCCAACCAGGAACAGCAAGAACAGTTGATTCTGCTGGTACTTTCACCTTGATCTTATCGCCATCAGCCGTGCCACCGAAGGCAATAGTAACAAGCTCTTGACTCGTCGAGATGTTGCTTAACCAGATCCAAACCTCTTCAAAGTCTGCCACTGTCCCTGTGCAGGTGTGGACCGTCGTGTAAGTTCCCGAATCAATAGCAAGCGCCAATGGGCGCCCATCTGTAGATCCGCTCAGGTGATTTCGTGAAATAGTTGCCATGATTGAATCCTATGCGAATACTTGCATGTGAAGAATTGTGTTTGCGTCATCAGCAGCAGCACCGCCACCGCCAGCAGTAGCCGTGCCTGACGTAATCTGGATGTCGTCGCCAGCATCTGTTGTGAAGTAAAGTTCGTTTGGAGTTGCAGTCTTTACCCAGAGTTGCCCAAATGCCGCCGTGTCTGCTGGAGCATTAGCCATTTCCTTCAACGCCACCGCAGCAGCCGCACCATCGAGAGCAAGCGATGCAGCGTGTGCCGTTGATCCATTGATAACGACATTACCGTTTGTGTTGATACGCATGCGTTCTGCGGCAGCATCTGCCCCACTAATCTTAGTGTGGAACTGCATTGCTGAAGTACCTGTACCGTCACCACCGCCAGACTTGAGAATCAAGTCTCCACCATTTAGGTCGTTTGCGCCAGTAGTGGTAGATCCCGCTGCAATGGTCAGAGACTTACCGACATTTGTGCTGGTGTTTGTAACTACTTGAATCGTTGTCGCTGTTGTGTTCCCAGCGGTACCCAATGTGGCGTCACCGCCATCGATTGTGAGGTCACCAGCAAGTACTGTGTTTTGACTATCGTCAATACTCATTGCCAGTTGGATACCCGACCCATTGTTAGTCGAGACTCGGAACTGGCCCTTAGCGTCATCTGAAGAACCTGAGTGAGACCCTTCAACCTGGCTCAATGCGTTTCCGGCGTGGTCGCCAAAGAGAACCTTAGATTCAGCGCCTCCGTCAGTGTGCTCATTCGTTGTGTTTTGAACCACAAGGATTGGAGCAGCGGACGCTACTTGAAGAATTTGGCTTGGGGCGTCAGTTCCAATACCTACGTTTCCATTTGTGTGAATACGCATGCGCTCTGCTGCCGCATCTGCGCCACTGACCTTGGTAGAGAACGCAATCATAGACGTTCCGGTCCCGTCGCCACCACCCGATTTTAGGAGGAGGTCACCACCATTCTGGTTAGCGCTACCTGTAGGAGCGGAGCCAGCAGAAATCGTAAGGTCACGACCGTCTGTACCTGAACCCGTATCGGCTACGCTTAGGGTCGCGTCTTGTCCGTTCCCGTATGATACGTCACCACCCGTAACAGTAAGGTCTGTACCCACAGTGACGGCAGCGTTGAAGGATGCCGCGCCAGCTTCTGACATGTCAAGAGTCAGTGCGGTAATATCACTGGTGTCGTCTGTACCCTTGAAGATGATGTCAGCATCGCCCGCTTGAGCGTCAAGTGTGATGTTTCCGGTGGTGGTTGCGATAGTAACTGCGGCGTCACCCGTGCTGATGTCATCTGCGGCACTTGATCCAGTAGCGACGGCGTCCCAAACAGCCTTAGACCCGTCCCACTTCAAGAACTGACCAGAGGTATGTGTGTCTTGGCCAATCTTAGTGACGTGGCCAGAACCATCAAAAGTAATTGCCGCAGTGCCGCCAGCCTCTTTCAGCGATCCACCATCATCGAGAATAATGTCACCAGTGACCTGCACATCACCAGCAGCCGTCACCTTTTGAGCTTCACTAATAGTCAACGCCGTCTGCAATCCAGAGTCATTGTTCGTTTTGATGATTAGTTGTCCCTTTTCATCATCAGAACTACCAACGTGGCTGACTTCAATTTGGCCAAGCGCATTGTTGCCGTGGTCCTCAAAGATTATCTTTGACTCACAGCCGCCAGCGGTGTTCTCTGCTGTGTCGTTCTTCAGTGTGACATACGGGGCATTGCTTTCAACTTGAAGCTGTGTTCCTGGGGCGGTCGTGCCCATGCCAACACGGTTGTTGGTTTCATCAATAGACAGCGTCCCGCTATCAACCTCAAGGTCATCAGCGGTAATTGTTGTGGCTGTAATGGTTGTTGTCGTTAGGGCGCCGCCATCACGATTATAAAAGTCACCCATGATGTCTCCTGAAGTGGTTTAGACGGTTTCTCGCATTGCCCAGTGAAGCCTGGCTCGCTTCACCGTTACGGTCCCAGTGTTAACTTTAATCCAAAGGTAGCACGCGCCACCAGTTGTCTGGCTTGCAGGTGACGTAATCCAGACATTCAGGGCGATAGACGTATTGTACAAAGCCGTAACTGAATTGTCGTCGATATCGGCATTAGTGAGTCCGGCCCACAGTTTGTTGCCTTCAGCCAACCCGGTCATCGGGCTATCGCCACCCGAATCCCACGCCAGGAACGCATCCACCGTTGCAGGTGTTCCGCTCGTCGCGTCCAACTGCAAGTCTAGGTGTGACAAATAGCAAGCGTTGGGCAGTGCCGATGACTTAGCATCGACATCAGTGTCTGCGTGAAGCTTGATGGCCTTAGCAAGAACAAATGATGATCCAGTAATAGCGGCCACATCGCCGTCATTTGATGCAAAACCCTGCATGGGAGCCTCCAGAGAGAAGTGATCCGGGGGACTCTTGCCCCCCGAGTCAGGGGTTCAGAATCAGCTTCGGTCCCAGAGCACCGAAATGTAATCGACATCGACAGAGTGCTCAACGGCACCACCGTCCTTCTGCATTTCAATGTAGGGCTGAAGAAGATCGCCAGCAGCCATGCCGCTTACGTCCATCTTTTCAGGCAAAGCGCACCCGTCGCCGTCAACGTAAAACTTAACATCAGATAGATCGCTCATGTCGATCTTAAAGGTATGGAAAGTTCCGCTAGTAAAATCCTTTCCGGTGTCGTTGTCATTGTTGTCGGTGGTTCCGTTGTCATCACCTTCAACAAGAATGTTGCTTGCATCCACCCCGCCGTCAATTTTGAACCATACGTGGTCATCAATGCTGTCGAGCGTAGCGTTTCGAGCAGATGCAAGACCGATAACAATTCGATCATCGGCGCTCATGGTCCCAGTAATCTTTACGCGAGCCTCAAAGATTGGGTTCTTAGTTGGAGGGATGCAACAATCATCACCAAGGTACAAGGTCAGCTTTTCCGCATTGGTGTCGCTGGAAAACTTCATACGATACACGCCGTCCGCAAGAGCCAGATGGTCAAAGGTTGGAGCGCCCGAAGAAGATGTGTCCTGATTTACAAACAACGACGCCCCAGAACCCGTAGAGGCCGCAAGAGGCAGTGCGCCATTTCCAAAAAAGTCACTAAAAATCTGGACCTTTCCGCCAACGCCGGTAGTGTAAAAGCCTTTGTCGCTTAGTACGTCGTGAGAAAGGCGGCGACCGCCCATAAGTTCAGGGATTTGAGACATTATTTACTCCATTTGGGAGAGGGGTAAGGGATTGCAGCTAAAGAATAGCACGTTTGGGAGAAGGGTTTGAATACTGTATATCACTTTAATTCTATTTTGGTCCTTGATATCTGCGCTTAATGATTCGCTCTTCCTCTGTAAGCTTGGCCTCAAACTCTGCCTGACCAATGTGAAGCTTCCATGCATTAAGTATTTTCTGGTGAGCAGCCTCAGATGTTGGAACAGGAAACGGCTTAATGCCAAGCAGCCCAAGAAGCTCATCCAACTCTGTAAGCCCGGTGCGCGGGGCAAACATGTCTTTGTGCATTCGAGACAGGTACCTGCTGCGCTCCCACGCGCCCATGGTGGCGCCTTCTTCATGAATGATCCTTGCGACCGAGCCAAAAAGCTCCATCGGCCCAAGATTTGCCCGATCTAGGTACGAAAGCGTATCCATAGACCGGCCAGCGCCTGGAATTTGAAGAACGTTTTTCCACAGCCACCAGTACATTCCATTTTGAGCGCGGTAGTGGCCCATATATTCGTCACCCTCAACATACCGGCGAGAAAGGTCTATCTGGGGCGTTTCGACAATATCAAACCCATCCGTAAGCGAATTTCCAAGAATTGTTTGGTCCAGATGAACAAGCCAGGGCGGAACCGGGTTGTATTTATTGATGTCCTTTTGGTAGAAAAAGTCCTTCTGTGTAACGTATACAAACGGGGCCTGAAGGTAAGGGTTGACCTGCTGGGTCATGTAGGCAACGCTGTCTGGGTCGCCAGTGACAGCGCCAACCAACTCGGTGATGAAGCCAAGCGCGTCGTATGCTGGAATAGGTGGAGTCATATACATCCACTTGTCCGTCATATGCTCTTTAACGCCTGCATTTTTGAACCCAACTGCCAACCTTGTCTTGGCGTAGTCTCTGTCGTATAGGCGGACTTCTGTGTCTTCTTCTATATAGGCGTTGTGAATACCTTTCATCGCCCGAAGCTGCCCAATTACGCGGTCAGGATTCGTGAGAAGGGTGTCCCAGAAGAGATCCATGTTCTTTCTGAGGTAGCTGTAGAACATGAATACTGTTCTGAATGTTTTCTTTTCAACGTCAGTTAGGTCCGCGTAGTCAAAAGCCACCTTTCTTGCGAGCTTTGCGGCAGACGCCGCATCAAGCCCTCTCTCAAGGTTGTCAACAAAAACGCTGACTCGGTAGTAGTTGTCCATCGCGGTGGCCGACTCAATGAGAGTCCTTTGCCACTCAGCAGCAGTCCAGTAAACCTTGTTGATGCCCTTTGCTCTGAGCTTGTTCATAGACTTAGCGAGAGACTGGGGGGACTCTGCAAGAACATAGCTTGATTTAAGGCCGTACATTTGAGCAAGCTCTGCGACCTGATCAGCGGTGTAAACTGTGCCATCTTTTGCAACAAGAATGGACCTTCCTGGGGCGTATTGCCCATCCTTCCACATTCTGGCAACAACAGACCCAACCATATCGTTGTTTTTAAAGAGTGTTCTTGCTGTACCTGCCGCCCCGACGCCCTGGTAAAGCTGCAACCCGCCACCCATTCCCACGCCAAAGAAGTACGCAGGGTTAGGCACAAGAATTCCAGAGGTTACCCCCATTTTTGTCATCTGGTACGAGACAGGAAACTTCTCTCGTACGAACTCGACAAATCGACCAATAATGTCTTCTGCCTTCTTTGGTGTGCTGATAATTGGCTCAATGTCGATCGGGCTTCCAAGCCTATCTGCCCGAAGCGAGGGAATAGACCCTGCGCGAGCGGCGCCGATGTTTGCCGCACGCTCAAGCGCTGAGTCAATTTCCGTAATTAGCTGCGCCGGAACAAGGCCCTGCTGACCGCTTGGAAACCTGTAAAGCTCAAACGTTTCTGGACGGTGCCTGTGGCCGTACCTTGCAAGAATCTCCTGGGCCCGGCTGTATGCTCTAAAATCATGCGGATTGCCTACCACGCCGCCTTTGACGGCTGCGTAGTCTGGGCCAGATGCAGGGTAAAGTTCGCGACCAGGGGCCTGTGGCTCAATAGTCCTTCGATCAACAACAATCTTTTGGCCAGTATTAGGGTCAACTTTTGTGATTTGCTCTTCTGGGCGCATCATTGAGAAGTTTAGCTCTTGCTCAATGTAGAACTTTACGCGCTTCCAAAAATGGCTCTCCGCCTCAATTGGCGATGCAATGGGGTCTCCAAACGGATTTAGAATTGGGTCAGGCTTGCTGAATTTCTTAATGTCTCCAGGCATTCCATGCCTGACCATTTCATCAGCCATGTCATCAAGCAACTCATACGCTCGCATTCGTACCATTGCGCCCAAAAAAGCTTCAGTCACGCGATAGCGTGGGAGTCTTCGCCTGCCTCCCGGCCCACCAACCGTCTCAAGCCCTGTCTCCAGAGCATTCCTTACAGCGACGTTCTGAAGGATCTCGGTCCACTTTCCAGAGTAAAACAACTTGTAAACTTCAGCAGCCTGGCCAGGGTGTATATTTTTTAAAATTGCAGAGCCTGGGGATCCAGCAAAAGCAACAAGAAGCTTTTTGCCCCTCTCTACAATAGAGTGGTACCGGCCATCGAACGCATCCTTAATGTGCTCGATAGCTTTGCCCATAGCCATTCTGTCAAGGTTGCTGAGCTTCTTAAAGTCCTTTCTGCTGTACACTTCAAGCACTTTAAAGGCTTCTGAAAGCTCGTAGGTCATCTTGTTGCCGCCCTGGAGCAGCGTGTTCTGCATGTCGGCGATTGTTTCGGGCTTGAGCAAAAACTCAGCTTTTGACCCGGCCATTTGAACGCCAACAGCAAAATCATCGGCTGATATCGGGTCGCCCTCGCCGATAAGAATATCCGGCTCTTTTGGTTTCTTAAACTTCTTACCGGAAGACTTCGCCGCCTGTTCTGCCGCCTCAAAGTCTACGTGGCGCTTTTTCTCTGCCTCTACAAAGTCTCCAAGCAAGTCGACGTACCCCCTCCTTGCCTGCTGTGTCGGAGGAAAGCTCCACTCCCCAGTTGATCCGTCTCTTCTCTTTGGGGGCCTAATGATTACATGTCCGCCAATCTTATCAACCTGATCGACGGCAACAGGTGGAGTAAGCTGCTTTCGCATCTCTTGGAACATGGCGGCCATTGAGAGATCTTTATTGCCCCTCATTGCCTCTCTTGCCCAGTTGAACACATCCCTTGGGGCTTGCTCAAGCCTCATCAAAAATGGGTCGATAACCCTCCTCTGGGCTGGCCCAAGGGTGCTCTTCATGTCATCTGAAACAACAAACGCATTACGTAGCTGCGCAATGTTTTCGGCCAGGTACATTTCAGAATCTGCCGCCCTATCACCAAGCGACTTAATTGCGCCCCACAGAGCCTTTCCGATGCTCTCTGAAATCTCCTGTGAGTAGTGGGTGGCCCTACTAAAGACACCGGCCTCGATGTCTTTAATGGCCTCAATTACTGCGCCCCACTCCTCTTGGGTGATCTTGCTTAGGTCAGACCCAACTTCAAGCAGCCTTG